CTATTGATTGGATTGATTTTATCAATTCTATTAATTTAGTTGATTCGGAAGATTCGATTGATTCCAAAGATTCTGTAATTTGTATTGTTTTAATTGGGTCTATTAATTCAACTATTTTTATTTTATCTTTTATTAGTTCATGTATTTTTATTAAATTACCCATTACAATTGGTTTTATATTTAATTCTGATGTTTGTGATGAAGATTCTATTTGTTCTCTTGATGATAATTTTACTATAATATTAGAATTCATATTAATAATAATATATATAAATTAATAATATTATATATATTATTATTAATATTCTATATATCTATCTAAATTCTACTGTAATTTCTACTTCCTCACGTTTAATACTTTTTGTTGCTGATATAGATAATTCTTCACGTTTTTTTCGAGTTTTTTGTGTAGTAATTAATTTTTTTTTCGATGTACTATTACGCGAATTCATATCTACTTCTATCTCTAAATAATTATTTTCAATATATTTTATAACATCATTTTCAATTGCCCATTTAAAAAAATTTAATTGTCCAATTGTAGTCTGAATATATGTATTATTATTATATGGAATTGTAATACGTTCCCATCTACAAAATGGATCAAATCTTCTTTTTGCGTATGCTTTTAAATTTAATTTATAATCAACATATACCTTAAAACGTTTAACAAATTTATCGGTTTCACTAGAATCAGGTACGATATTATATACAGTATAATGTTTTTTTGCATAGTTAGTTGCAAACCAATCAACTATACGTAGAGAAATACGAGATTCCCCATTAATAATGCTAAGCATTTTATTCATATTTGTATTATTATTTTTTGTATAATATGCTAATAATTTAGTTAAGAGTATATCATTTTGTTTTATATAAGTCATTAATTATTTATTCATTATTATTTTTTAAATAGTTATAATAAATTATAAATATTTATTCATTTATAAATATCAATGTTAATATATTAACGTTAATTATACATTTACAATCATTTGATAATTGTATAGTATTTGTAGTATTTGTAGTATTTGTAGTATTTGTAGTAGTTAAGAAATTTTTTATACTTTTTCGACTTGGAACACTTTTACCATACTTATAAAATATTCTCATAAAAACACACGACCAAAAACTTAGTGGATAATTTAAATGTTCAGTAATATTCATTTCTACTCTATTATTTACATATGTAATTTTATTCATAAATGGTTCTATAATTTTTTCTTCAATTAACTCATTCCATTCAGATGATTGAGTTGCAATATTTAATAAATTCTTTGATAAATTATTTGAATATGTTTTATTTAATAATGGATATACTTGAGATCGATATATTCCTCTTAATGACCAATAAGGTGTAGTATCTTTAAAATATGGAATATGATATTTATTCGCGAATTCATATATTTTATTTTTATCTATAGATAACATTGGTCTGCATATTTTGACACCTAACATTTTATTATTTTTTTTTATCACTGATAAATCTAAAATATTTCTTCCTCTGCAAATATTATTAAATACATTTTCAATTATATCATCTTTATGGTGTCCTAATAATATTTCAGAACATTTATATTTTTCTAATACATCTTTATATAATTTAAATCTAATATTTTTTGTTTTATTTTCATATTCTGATCGTTTAATTTCGCCTCTATGTATATTAATTTCATGCAAAATAAATTCCATATTCATATATTTACACCAGGTTTCTAAAAAATTGGCTTCATTTTTACTTTCTGAACGATTATTATAATTAATATGTACACATATGACCCGGCGATTTAGCATTCTCAATATAACAGTTAATACCATTGAATCAACACCACCAGATAAAGAAACAATACATAATTCGGTTGATATACCAGCAGTATAATTAATAATTTCTTCTACTAATTTATCACTTATGTTGAGTTTAATATTATTATAATTAATATTTTGTGGTATATATTCTAATACTTGATCGTATAATTTATAATCCATAATATAATATTTATCATTAAATATTATATTATAAAATATTTCAATTTATTTTAAATTTAACGGTTCTTTATTGTTTAAAGAATTTTGTGGTATTAAATACTTTTCTTGATCAGATAAAACATCAACTAAATTTTTATGTAAAAAAGGATTCTGAAATGTTTGAATCGTCATTTGTCGTTCCATTATTTCATCTCTCTTTTCTTCATTTATTTTATCATTTTTTTTTATATTATACTCTCCCCTATATGCTATATTATGTATTATTTCATTATTAGCGTTTAATAAAGGTTTATCTTTTTTAGTAGATTGTTTATATGATTCACCATTAGTCCATATTTTACTTTCCATTTTATTAATATATACAAACTTTAAAAAAATTTAATAAAATAAACTTTAATAATTTTTATATAATTTTTTTATTAAGTTTATTTTATTAAATTTTTTTAAAGTTTCATAATATGACTATTAAATTAATACAAAATATAGAATCAAAAAATAATATTTCACTAATCTTTTCTCTCTTACAACAGTTAACTAACGCTCCAATTGTCGATATAACTTTATATAATAATATTATATCTGATATTAGCAATAATAAATATCATAATATTTTTGTTTATATTAAAGATAATATACCCGTTGGTATGATTACTCTTTTAATTGAACAAAAATTAATACATGGTGGACAATGTGTGGCACATATAGAAGATTTAGTTGTAGATAAAAAATATAACGGTCAAGGAATTGCCAAAGAATTACTATACCATGTAATAAATATTGCAAATAATAGTAATTGTTATAAAATAATTTTAGATTGTAAGAGAGAATTAATTCCATTTTATAATAAAGTAGGATTTAATGTAAGGGGTGACACGATAGACCCATTATCTACACTGGAAATAAGAAATATAAATCTACTTTAGTTGTTTTCGTGTTTTCCTAGAAAACCATGTTTTTCCACCAGATCTTGATCTTGATCTTGAATTAGATCTTGAATTAGATCTTGAATTAGATCTTGATCTTGAATTAGATCTTGATCTTGATCGTGAATTAGATCTTGATCTTGATCTTGATCTTGATCTTGAATTAGATCTTGATCTTGATCGTGAATTAGATCTTGACTGATTTTTTAATATATCATTTTGTTTTTTACGAATAAAAGATAATATACATTGTGTCCAAAATTCTTTTTTTTTATTATGAGAGTGATATATGTGTCCTGTATTTTGTCTATAACATTTTGACCCGTATAAACAATATAGGTGTTTTGGTATAACATCAAATGTTATACGATCACCGGTCTGTAACATATTAAATAAATTAAATAAATCTTGTAAGGCATCTAATTTATCATTCTTTCTATAAATATTATTTATATGTCTTGTAATTTCACTTAATAATTTTTCACAATTTATAGTTAATATAGTATTTTTAAGTTCTTCTATTTTTTCGTTATATATAGAAGAGTTTATTTCATATTTATCTAACTCATTATATAATTGTAATTTTTCTAGTATAGAACTCGACATATCTATATCTATATATATATATATATTTAAATTTGTTGTTTATTTATTTTTAATTGTTTTGTAAATAAAAACTTATCTTTATTTTGTCGTCTTCTATCTAAATTACATTTTAAACACGCAATTATAACATTATTATTTGTATGTGATAAATCATTATCTATTCTATCTAATGTCCATTGTGTCATTTCTCTCACTTTTTCATAAAAAATTTGCATATTACATTTACAATAATAACATTTTAATTTACTTTCAACTAATTTTTCTATAACTTCTTCTAATATTATATTATTATTTTTATATTTATTTTTATTTACATCTTGGGTTTTATAACTAGAAATTTTCTTATCTATCTCTCTTAAACAATCTTTTTTATATTCAAAATCTATAGAATTTATATCAAAATCTATATATAATTTATTTATCATTTGTACTTGAAACGTATATTCAAATACAAATTTCGGCATGTTTTCCATACAATCTCTTTTTGCTATTATATCTAGATTATTGGGATCATTTGCTTTATTTATTTTATGTTTTTGATGTTTTCCTTTAATTTCTATTTGTTTCATTATATATATATATATATATATAAGAGGATATCATTCTTAAATTTACTTATATATAAATTATTATGAATGCGATTTAACTTATGTAAAATAATAGTATACTTAATATGTATCTACTATATTAATATTATATAAAATTAGTTAAACTTAACTTTATATAATATATTAGAATGTCTAAAAAACAAGAATGTCAAGTATTACAAAATATAAAATACAAAACTATGCTTTTAAACGGAAATAAAAAATCGTTTACAGCTATTCCAGATGATAACGATAATTTAGATAACTTATTAGATAAAGAATCTAATTTAAATAAAAAAGAATCATGGAATAAATTAGATAAATCTATTAAAATGGATAAAATTAATGAGTTTATTGAAACACTTGCTATAAAACATAAACTAACCGATTTAGAAAAAATAAATTTAAATCTATATCTAAGTAAATCATTAGATAAGAAAAATTTATATAAAAATAAAGAGGTTACATATATAAAAGAATCTGGTAAATTAGAAAATATACCTATTTTATCTTTTAATAATACTACTCGCAAATTTACACTAAAAAAAATACAACTACAATCTACTTCTAAAGCATTAGGTCCTACCAGAAAAGTTAGTAGAGCTATTTCAAATAATAAAACTTCTCTTTCAGATTCACCGAAATCAAATAAATTATCAAAATCCCCTACTTCTTCAAAATCCCCTACTCCTTCAAAATCTACTACTTCTTCAAAATCCCTTACTCCTTCAAAATCTACTACTCCTTCAAAATCTCCTACTATAGGTATTAGTTAAATATATATTTCTTTTAATTGACCTGTTGATTTCCATTTTGAACGTAACATTTTAGGTTTTTTATGTAATATTAGATGTTCTGATTTACGCCTATTTTCAGATACTTTTTTATTTTGAGATATATATAATAAATTTCTTAATTTTGATACTGAATTTTGTATATATTTTATATTTTTATGTTTTATTGATTTTAAGTTATATTTTAATAATAATTTGTTAATATTACTTGCTGCAATATTTAAATCATTAGATGAAGCATTAATATATAAAGTAGAACCAAAATATAATGTAATAATACCAGGAGGCCATTCATTAATATTACATAAAGATATATCCATTATAACTGGAATCATTAATTTATTTCTCGTAGTTGCATATGTCCATTCTTTTAAACAATTATCTCTTTGTCTCGGATTATTAGCTGTTTCATTAACTTTTTTAAAGTATTGTTTTGTTAAACATATTATAATAACATCTGCATCATCTATACCTCTAGCTATTGCTGCATCAATATTACCTACAATATTATCTTCATCAATCCAATATGACCAACCATATTTATATAATTCTTCTGCTAGTTCTCGTACTCTTATATGATTATCACGATTTAATGAATCATTTTGCCATGTATGAGAAAAAAATATTTGTTTTTTCATAATGATTATTATTATTATTATTATAATAAATTATTATTATTATTATAATAAATTATTATTATTATTATTATAATAAATTATTATTATAATAAATTCATATACATAAATTCATAAAATTACCTGTTGATTTTGATTTAGTCATATATTTATTTGGTATATAATTTGAAAATACATTCATTTCTGATGTTCGTCTATTTATTGATTCGGGTGGTTTTATATGTGACATATAAGATACATTTGAAATTGTTTTATTTATAGATTGATCTAATTTTTGCGATAGATATGGTATTTGTATTTG